ATCCAAGAACTTACAATTATCCTGAAGAATTTAATAAAAATAAAGAAGATATGAGAATAAATGGAAGTGTTAAAATTACAGGTGATTTAGATATTGATGGGTCTATAAATATTAAAGGAAATTATAAATTTAATGATAATAATATCTTATTTTCTCCAAATCCAGTTGAAAAAATAATAAGTAAAATTTATTCATTAGGTAATAATATATATTATTTTGATACTATTTTAACATCAAATCATCCTAAAAATATATCATTTGCAAATTATAATATCGCATCATATTTTAATTCAAATATTATTGATGATAATATTAATACTAATAAACAATTAAATATTACAACATCTACTACTAATTCAAATATCAGTTTAAATAATTTTATATTAAGTTCTAATATTAATAATGATTTTATAAGATATTCTAATCTATATATCTCAAATTATAATCCTTCTTTTAATACAAATTTAAAAGAAGAAATTAATAATAATCTAAATACTATTTCATTACAATTATCATCATATAATAATGATAATAGTTCTGTAACAAATAATGATTTAATAATTAATTCCTTAAATAATTGTAATTATGCATATAGTAATTATATAATATCAAGTAATATTTATAATAATATTAAAAATATTAGAAATATTGAAATTAATTCTTATATAGAAACAGCACAATTATATTCAAATGCTTCATTTGAAAATAGAAATACAATTTTTAATTTATATTCAACTATTAATTATAATAGTGATATTAATGTTATTACACGATTAAGTAGTAATATTTATATTTATTCTTCAAATATGTTTTATAATTCATTAAATTATAATAACTTTCTAAAATCAATTAGAAATAATATTTTTACAATAAATTATTTAAATACATCATCAAATGAAATGAATTCTATGTCTAATTTATATATATCAACAAGTAATTATTATAAAACATTAGAACCAAATATATTTACTTCAAGTGATTATAAAGAAATATTAGAAATAAATTTAAATAATGCACAAGAAATTAATAATAATATTAATATTAATAGTAATTCTATTAATACATATTTAAATAAATATGAAAATATCATAAATAATTTTGATATTCAAAAATCACAATTAGAATTAAATATTAATCTTAATTCTAATACATATAAAAAAGCTAATGAAATTTATAAAAATCTAACATTACCAAGTTATGAAACTGATATATATATAAATTCAAATATTTCTATTGAAAATAGAAATATTAATAATAAACTTAATTATGATATTTATAACTATAATATAAATATAAATAATATATACTTATATTTAACTGGACTTATAGTAGGAAGTGGACATGTTATGTCATCAAATATGATTCTTAATATTAATGCTTATAATAATTATGAAATATATACAAATGTTAATTTAAATATTGCAAATGCTGATCCCATAAATAACATAATTTATGATAATACTAAAAAAAATTATGAATATAGTTCTAATATTTATAAAATAACTAAAGATATTTATGATAATATTAATATAATTAATCAACAAATATCTGGTTATAGAGAAAATTCAATTATTAATTCAAATATTACAAAAGAATATTATTTTCAGGTTTCAAATATATATGATAAATTAATTAATGATTATAATAATATCAATTTTATTATTGATATTAATAATATTATAAATTGTGGTTTTAGTAATAAATTGATAGCATCTAATATTTATAATAGTGCTAGTCTTTATAAATATAAATTAGATAATCTTAATAATGAATTAATAATAAATATAAATAATGCATATAATGACCTAACTTTGAGTTTAAATATTTTTAATAAATGTAGTAATTTAGAAGAAATTAAACGTTTAGCAGCAACAAGTTTAGTTGATGTTGTAACAAGTAATAAAATATTATCATATGATATTTATTATTGTAATAATCAAATAGCTTCTAATATTTCATATAATTACCAACAAAATATTAATAATTTAATTAATCCAATAATACCAGATTTAAATTTATTATATCCAATAGATAAAAATATTAATATAACAAATAAAATAAAAACCTCTTTTACTAATAATTTATCATTATATTTAGATAAATCCACTTCAAATCAATCTAGAGCAACAATAATAGATAATATAATATCTTCAATAAATAATGATTATAATGAAGATTTAAATTATTATAGAAATATTGAACAACTTAAAGATGGTACTAGTTTAATAATTACTTATTTAAGTAATGAAATAATTATTTTTGAAAAATTTAAGACTGATATAATAAATCTATATAATGAATATATTATTAATGATTCTTTTAAAGATGAATTTGATAATAATATAATGATGGTTGAATTTTGTATAAAATTATTAAGAGAATTAAAAGCAGATGCTGATGATTTATATGAAAAAATAGAACAATTACCTGCATCAATATTATTAGAATTATCAATGGATATTACAAATAAATATATAAATTTTATTAATAATAGTTATAATTTTGCTAGTTCTACATCTAAAGTAATTGAATCTATCAATAATAATATTGATATTTATATATTATCATCATTATCTATATTACCTCTCCTAAATACTATGATTGAATATGCAAATATACATTTATATGAAGCATGGGATGTTATATCACGTAAAATAGTATTATTTGCTAGTTTATCATATTCATTAAATGTTATGGCAAGTTCATCTGCATCATTAACACATAATAATAATAATAATGAAGGAAAAAATACAGATGTTTTAATAATAGGTAATAATATTAAATTATATCCTAATAAATCATTAATAATAGGATATGAGAATGATTATACAAGATGGTTAGAATTAATTAATGATACTATGAAAAAATCAGTTGCATATTTTTTCAATTCAGAATATAATAGTTGTATATCAAGTTTTAATAGTAGAGCACAAAAATTTAAATCTTCTTTAACATCATCAACATCATTAAAAACAACTGCGTCAATTGATTTAAATTTAGTTGATACATCTATTCAAAATTATGAAGAATCAATGTTTGATGGTGTATCATTTAAATTATCTCATATATTTCATCGTGATAATATTAATAGTGCAAATGCAACATCAAATAATACTATTTTTGAAATAAATAGAAAACAAAATCCATTAAATCCATATTTTAGTATTTATAGTATTTATGATAACAATCAAAATATTTTTAACATTGGTAATGGAATATTTTATGATGATAATAATATATGTATAAATGATGATATGGTAGTTCATATTAAAGAAAGTACATCAAAACATTTATTAAAATTATCAAATCCATCTGTTAATCCTCTTACAATATCATTTAATCATAATAATAATAATAATTGGATTTTCTCATTTACAAATAAATTTAATTTAAATTATAATTTAAATAATATTATTAGTATTACTCCTAATGGTTTAAATATTAATGATAGTAATAATATTAATGAAGCATCTTTATATATTAATAGTTTTAATGAACTTCCTGCATTAACATTAAAAAATAATTATGAATTATCAATTCAAATAAGAAATATTATATTATCTGATAAAATAAATATAGAATATACAAATGAGGGTATAGTATATACAAAAAAACCAGATAATGATACATATGATTTTTCAAAAATAATATTTGATACAAATAATAAAATATTAATAAATAATATAAAATATGTATTATCAAATATTACTGTAAGTTTTAATAATATTGATGATACAAATCCATTTAATGTTGAAATTATTAATGGTAGTAATAATATTTATTTATTACCAGATATTGAATTGAATGATAATAATATTACATATAAAAATAATTATATTCAAAATCAAATTATTAATTATGAAATTCCTCTAGGTACTATATTATTCACAAATAAATATATTATGCCTTTAAATGTAACATTATTTGAAAGTCAAATTACAGAAATAGGAAATGAAACAACTGCATATGATTATTTAATAAATACAAAAATGATTCAAGGAAATATTTCAAATGATAAATATACAACAATAACATTAAAATATGAAATTAATGGTATAAAAATACATGATATTGTTAAATATTATAAATTTGGTACTTTTATTAATGAAACATTAGATATTACTATTTCTGAATATAATTATAATTTAATAAGAACTAATAATGTTGTTCCTAAAAGTTTATATAAAAATCCACATACAAATACTATTACAAAAACTATAAATGGAAATAATATAATTATTAATAATCAGATAGAGTATTTAAAAAATTTTGATAATATATTAAAATATTTTAATACCTTTACAGAATATATAACTAAACTATATCAAATAACAATTTTTGATAGTCCTTATAATATTACTATTGAATTTACTATTAATGATAAATATGATGTTTATTATCCTAATGATACAAATAATAATATATTATTACCAATTGAATATATTAATAGTGATATTAATTTAAAATTACCATTAATAAAACAAAAAAATATTTATGGAAATTATCATAATATTTATAGTTATACTGATGATTATGAAATTTATTTTAATACAAATAAATTATTAAATATTGATAATAAAGGAACATTAACTACTACTGGTAATATTTATACTAATAATATTTATTTAAAAGGTGATATATATAATTCAGAAGGAACATCATTATATGATAATATTTTATCATTAATTACAAATATATCATCAACTACTAATTTTGAATTAAATTCAAAAAATATTGTATTAAATCCAATTATTAGACCTGAAAATAATTTTAGAGGCGGTATATTAATAAATGGTAATAATATTAATGAAACAAATAATAATCTATTTCAAATAAATAATAATATTGATAATGATAATTTTATAACTTTAAATTCTTGTACTAGAAATTCATATATTCATTTTAATAATAAAATTGAAGATTATATTAATCAAAATTATATTAATTCTATATATAGATTAGGAACTTCAAATAATTCTTTTGGAGTTTGGAAATATAATAATTTCAATACTTATACAGAAAATTATTTTATTGATACTTCAACTACTAATAATTATATTAAATCTTTTGATGTATCACCTATCATTAATACAAATACATTTGAATTTAATATTAATGGAAATTTTAGTCAAACATCTGATTCTAGATTAAAAACAGATATTAAAAAAATAGATAATGCATTAGAAAAAATAATGACATTAGAAGGAATAACATATATATATACATCTGGAAATATAGAACAAAAAAGACAAACGGGATTAATAGCTCAACAAGTTAACGAAATTTTACCAGAAGCAGTTACAGAAAATTCAGATGGATTTTATAATATTGCATATGGTAATTTAGCAGGATTAATAATTGAAGCTATAAAAGATTTAAAAAATGAAATTAATGAATTAAAATCAAAAATTATTTAATTCCTAATACACTTTTAATTTTATTAAATGTTTTTTGATGAAATTGTGCTTTACCATTTTCAATATCTTCAATAAATTTCTCATTTAAAGTATTACTAATTTTTGTTGCTAATTCTTTTCTTGTTAAATTTTTTGCATTTCTTGCACTTATAATAATATTTCTCTGTTCTTGTGTATAATATTTAATTATTACATCTCCATCTTCATTAATTTCTGGTTTGTTAATATGGATATTTGTCTTAGATTTATTATTTGTATGATTATTATTTGATTTTGTCTTAGTTAAAACAACTGGTTCAAAATCCTGATAATTTCTCCAATAATTACTCATTTTTGTTATAATTATTATTATTAATAATTATCATTTTTTTTTCAATTTCAATTGAAATTGATTTAAACATAAGATATATATATTACAAATAAAATAAATGGCAGTGAAACAAATTATTGATAGATTCGTTAATTCAGTAGATATTAATAATTCATATTCAACAGTAGATTTAATTAAATTACTAAAAGAAGCAGCAAAAAATAATAAAACTAAATCAGCAGATGGAGAACCAAAAGTAAAAAAACCTCCTTCTGCATATAATCTTTTTATTAAAAAAGAAATGGAGAATCTTAAAAATGATGGATGTAGTCCTAAAGACCGTATGCGAAAAGCTACTGAAAAATGGAAAGAAGAGAAGGAAAAACAAAAACCAGCTGTTGCTGAAGAAGAAACAGCTAATGAATAAGTTTTTTTTGAATTTATTTTTTTTTAATTCGTGTTTAAATAATCGCGAACTCTCATAATAGCTTTACCTAATCTATTAGTTCCCAACCAATTATCAGGATGAGTATTAATAGTATCAGTAATATTTAATCCATTACCCCATATTTTATCATAAGGAGAACATTCAACGAAAATTTTAGTACCAGTTGAAATTAATTTTTCTTTAAGTTCTTGATTTTGTGAAAATTTAGCTAGATTAGCTTGATATACAATATTATCAGCTATTTTATTCCATTCATTTTCATCAAAATTTTTAACTTGTCTGCCTAATGATTTTTGTTCTTTTGGTTCAATTGCTTCCATAATCATTTTCTGAATTTCATAATCCTTAAAATAATTTGCTTTTTGTGCCATCATATATTGTTCGCAACAATTATAAGTTATATCATTAATAATAAATAGTGAAATATACCATTGAGAAGGATATGAAGATTTAAAATAAACTCCATTTTCATTTTCATAGAATTTTTCATTATGTGTAGTCATCTTTATATATATAATTATAAGAATTAATCATTTTTTTATAATTAAAAAAATGATATTAAATATAAATATTATAATAAATGCCTAAGATTAATAATATTCCCAAACCTATATTAAAATGGGTTGGTGGAAAAACGCAAATAATTGATAGTATAATTAGTAAATTTCCAAATGAAATGAATAATTATAGAGAAATATTTTTAGGAGGTGGGAGTGTATTATTTGCATTATTATATTATATTAAAAATAATTATATTAAAATTAAAGGAAATATATTTGCATATGATATAAATGAAGCATTAATAAATGTTTATAAAAATATACAAAATAATCATATTGAATTATATGATTGTATTCAGAATATTATTAAAGATTTTAATGAATGTAAAAATGATGATATTAATAGAAATCCTGAAACTATAGAGGAAGCAAAAAAATCAAAAGAAAATTTTTATTATTGGATTAGAAATAAATATAATAATTTAACTGATAAAAATAATATTATTAGTTCTGCTATGTTTATATTTCTAAATAAAACATGTTTTAGAGGTATATTTAGAATAGGTCCAAATGGTTTTAATGTACCATATGGAAATTATAAAAATCCAGAAATTATTAATAAAAATCATTTAGAAGAAATACATAATTTAATTCAAAATGTAATATTTGAATGTTGTGATTATTCTATATCACTTACAAATATAGAAATAGATGATTTTATATTTCTAGACCCTCCATATGTACCTGAAATGAAAACATCTTTTGTAGGATATACAAAAGATGGATTTAATATAAATAATCATATGAATTTATTTAAAATAATAGAAAATTTAACAAATGAAAATAGAAAATTAATGTTATGTAATTCTGATATAGATTTGGTTCATGAAACTTTTAATAATTATAATATAATTGAAATTTTATGTAAAAGAACAATAAATTCTAAAAATCCAAATGCAAAAACAAAAGAACTTATAATCATGAATTATTAATCCATTTATCAATAGATTCAAAATAATTATCATCATCACCAAATAAAACAGTAATATTATTTTCACTAAAAATTTTATTTAATATTACATATTTTTTTTCATTTGATTCAAATTTATTTTGTAAAAATTTACTTACACAAAAACCATAAAATACTTCAAATTTATCACCTAATATTAATTCATATTCTCTTTTTAAAGAAGCACCAGCCCATAATTTAGTTTCAACAGAACCTTCAACATTTTGTTCTTTTTTCTCTAAAATTTTTACAACTGTTTTACCTGAATTATATTCAATAATATATGCTTCATCCGGACATCTAAATAAATCAATATTATATTTATTTTTAATATATTTTTTTAATCCATTTTGTAAAGTAAATATAATTATTTTATCTTCAAAAGATTTATATAAATAATAATCATAAATATTTTTAGGTTTATCAGTTAAACTATATTTAATATATCCTAATTCTAATAATCTTCTTTCATTATTTGTTTTTTCTTCAAACATTTTACCAAAATAATTAGTGTTAGAACCTCCTGCACCTTTTCCTTTATTCATAATTAATGTTATTTATTAATAAAAATCATTTTTTATTAAAAAAAATGATGAATTTCAATCAATCATAATATTAAAGATGACTGATAAAATAAAAATGAATAAAAAAGATATTATTAATTCAATAAATGTTCATTATCTTAAACAAGGTGTTTTATGTGGAAATATATATAAATTGTCTAAAGATAAATTATTAACAATTCTAAATGATAATAATATTGAATATATTAGTAAAGACCAATTAAAAGAAGATATATTAAATATTGAAAAATATAATAATTTAAGAGATATTATTTATTGTAATTTTATTAAATATGAAAATATATCTTATGATATTATTTCAAAAATTACTACTACAACTACTATTGAAGAATTAGAAGCAATTATTAGTAAAAATAATCTAAAATATGAAGATAATTTTCATAATGATAAAGAATTAATATTTAATTTATTTAAAATATATGATTCTTATTGTAAATCTTCTTCTATTAATAATAACTGCAAATTTATTACATTACCTAATATTATAAATTCACTTAAAGAAATTATTAAATCTCCTTAAATGTTTTTATAAATAATGCGGATGTTATTTTAACATCAACAATAGGTTTAGGATAATTAATTTCTGGATATTGTTTTTGTTCCCAATTTAATATTATCTTATTAGAAACATCACGTAATTCTGGAATCCATAATTTAATATATTCACAATTACTATCAAATTTTTTCATCTGTAATGTTGGAGAAAATATTCGAAAATATGGTTGACTATCTGTTCCTGTTGATGCACACCATTGCCAACCTCCATTATTTGATGATGGGTCATAATCTACAAGAGATTTTGCAAAATATTCTTCTCCTTTTCTCCAATCTATTAATAAATTTTTAACTAAAAAAGATGCTACAACCATACGACATCTATTATGCATCCATCCACATATATTTAATTGTCTCATTGCTGCATCTATTAATGGAAATCCTGTCATACCATTTTTCCATTTATTTAATAATTCTTCATTATTATTCCATACAATATTCTCATATTTCTTATTAAATGCTTTTTGAAATATATATGGAAAATAATAAGTAATTATTGCATAAAAATCATGCCAAAATAATTCTCTTATAATTCCATGATTTAATGGTAATGAATAATATATTTCTCTAATACTAATACAACCAAATTTTATATATGCACTTAATTTAGTTGTTTTATTTAAATAAGGATAATCTCTTTCTTCATCATAATTATTAAAATTACCTTTTTTAATATTTTCTAATATCTCTAATGCATTTTTTCTTCCTCCATTAACTAAAATAAATTTATTTTTATTTGGTCTTAAATATTCAAAATCTTTTAGAGTTCCAGAATTATTATCTTTTATAAAATTATATTTCTTATTTATTAATAATGACTCAGGTTTTTTTAATATTCCTTTCTTATAAAATGGTGTGAATTTTAAATATGGTTCTTTATTATCTTTAACTATATCTCCTATTGGATGTAATGTATAATCTTCAAATGCTATTATTTCAATCTTATTTTTCTTAGCCCATATATTAATATCTTCATCTCTTTTTTTAGCATATGGTGTATAATCTTTATTATATGCAATAATATCAAATTTATATTTTTTATTAAGTTCTTCTATTATATCTATATCTGTTTTATCTGTATAATAAAAATTTATAAAAGGTAATTCTTCTAATGATTCAAATAAAAATTGTACTGAATTTTTTGAATAATATTTATTTACAGTCTCATCTATCTGTTTCTTATTAAATATAAATATAGGCATTATCTCCATATTTACATATCTATTCACTATTTTATTCAATGTCGTATTATCATATGTTCTTAAGTCCCTTCTAAATATAAATAAAGTTCTCATTATATTATTATAATATGATACAATTATTATCCTTTGATATAGGTATTAAAAATATGGCTTATTGTTTTTCAATTTGTAATGATAATTTTGAAATAATAAATATAGATAAAATAGACTTAAATACAAATAAAAATAATATTCAAAATATTATTGATAATACTATTGAATTTTTAGATGATATAATGAGTACATTAAATATTGATACTAATTCTAAAATTATAATTCTAATTGAATGTCAAATGACTTCTATTATGAGAACTATTCAAACATGTATTAATACTTATTTTAAATTAATTGCTAAACATCAAAATTTAAATATAGAAACTATATATGTATCTCCAAAACATAAATTAAAAATTATGGATATTTATCCTACTACTATTGTTAATGATAAATATAAACAAAATAAATTAGATTCTATTTTTTATACAACTCATTTATTATCTACTTCTTTTAAAAATGATACTATTTTAAATTATATTAATTCTTTTAAAAAAAAAGATGATTTATGCGATGCTTTATTAATGTGTATATATTATTATTTAACTTTTTATTCAATAAAATAATATATATATATTATAGATATATTTAATGGCTGAAAATATTGATACTAATATAACAATAAATAAAGAGGCTGAAATAAGTACTGCTACATATATATTCGCAATATTTTATGTTATTATATTTATAATTTGGGCATTTGCTGGTTTTATTGGATTTATTATGTCTATTGTTTGTTTATCTTATCAAGCAACAGATGGAGAAAAAATAGCTGGATTATTATTAGGAATGTTTACAGGTCCTTTCTTTTGGTTATATTATATTTTTAGTAAAACTTATTGTACTAAAAATTATTATTATCCTCAATAATATTATAGATATATTAAAATAATATGGCTTCCTTTAATTAATTCAAATTTAATCTATACATCTATTATTACAAATCCTGAATTAAATACTGATATTATTATTATAGAAATATTTATAATTGCTATTATCCAAATAATAGCAGGAATTATAGGTTTCATTATGTCAATTATATGTTTTTTTATGAGAGTACTATAAGTGAAAAGATAATTGGATTATTACTTGCATTATTTTTAGGACCATTTTATTGGTTTTATTATATATTAAATAAACTTATTGTAATAAAAATAATTATATTTATTCAATTAATAATATATATATATATATATAGACAAATGATACTACTTATAATTTATTTAATTGCTTTAATATGGATATTTGCAGGATTAGCTGCGTTTATTGCATGTATTACATGTCTTTTTTATAATGGTTCTACAGGTGAAAAAATAGCAGGGTTTTTACTTGGATTATTTGCAGGTCCATTTTATTGGTTATTTTATATTTATAGTAGTAATTATTGTCTAAATTAAAATTTATTAGCTATTTTTGTTAATTGCTGAATTGTATCAGGTGTATATTCAACAATTTTATTTGCTTCTATTGCATTTGCTAAATTAATCCAAAATTTATCATTCTTATATTCTTCATTCTTATTATTTATTTTAAGTAATGTTTTATATAACCATTTATATAATCGTAATTTATTTTTAACACTACAATCACTATGATTATAGGGACAATACATACCATTAATAATATCATTGCTCATATAATCAGGAATAAATGATTTTATATCATTAAATACTGTATATTTATATTCTTTACATCGTATATGATATTCTTTATAATTTAGATATACATCAGAATCATCAATTATAATAATATCACTATCTTTAGAATTTTTAATTTTAGGTAATATCTTAGTAATTGATTTTTTAAATATATTTTCATTAACATCTTTTAAATATTTATTATTTATTGTACAATAATTTCTTGCAAATATAGGTCTATTAAATTTAATATTATTTTCTTTTTCAATTAAATTTATTTGAAAATTAGCCCAATTATAAGTAGATGCTGTATATATATAAAATGATACATTTGTATTATATAATTCTTTCATTTTATTCATAAAATAAATAAAATTTGGTCTTAATAATTTTATTTTTTCATTATATTGTGGTTGTAATATTTTTTTAATATTTATTCTAGGACTATTATATTTTTTCATCAATTCAATTTTATGAAATAATTGTAATTGATAAATACAATTACCTATTATTGTATTATCTAAATCAATTATAAATATAATTTTTTTCATATCTGCATAATAATAATATTTTATTTATATTGATATAATAGAAAAATATATGTCAAATACAAATAAATATAATCAAATAAATTGTGATAAATGGAAAGAAAATCCTTTAATTAATCCTATTACTAATCGTCTAATAAAATTAGATGGGCCCAGTTATAAAACTTTAGAAAAAAATTGTTCTAAATCAATGAGAGATTTTAAATTACCTGATAAAAAAAAACCTGTTAATGATATTAAATATGATAAAAATAATTGCGATAAATGGAATAAAAATCCTTTAATTAATCCTATTACTAATCGTCCAATAAAATTAGATGGACCTAGCTATAATACTTTGAAAAAAAATTGTTTGAAATTAATTAAAGATTTTAAATCACCTGATAATGAAAAAAAACCAGTTAATGATATTAAATATGATAAAAATAATTGTTATAAATGGAATAAAAATCCTTTAATTAATCCTATTACTAATCGTCCAATAAAATTAAATGGACCTAGCTATAAAATTTTTGAAAAAAACTGTAATAAAATAAAATTATTATCTTTAAATAATTCATCATCTTCTAAAAAAATAAAATCATCTTCTTCTAAAACTCCTAAAATTAAAAAATCATCATCTTCTGAAAGTTCCTTAAATATATCTTCTTCTAAAACTCCTAAAATTAAAAAATCATCATCTCCTAAAGTTAAAAAATCATCATCACCAGAAGTTAAAAAATCATCATCGTCTGAAAGTTCCTTAAATATATCTTCTTCTGAAACTCCTAAAGTTAAAAAATCATCATCATCTGAAAGTTCCTTAAATATATCTTCTTCAAAAACTCCTAAAATTAAAAAATCATCATCTTCTGAAAGTTCCTTAAATATATCTTCTTCAAAAACTCCTAAAATTAAAAAATCATCATCTTCTGAAAGTT